GACTGAAGGACAATCCGATGCTGGCTAGAACGGGCTACGCCAACGTCCTGGCAGGCTTGGAAGAGCCGCTTCGCTCACAGTTGCTGTACGGCGACTTCAGCATCGGCATCAAGGATGATGCCTGGCAAGTCATACCGACACGTTGGGTCGATGAGGCAATGCGCCGCTGGCATCCCGAGAACCGACCAGAAGGCCCGGCAGATGCGATTGGCTTTGACGTAGCCAGAGGCGGCGATGCGAAGAATGTCCTGAGTCAACGCTGGGGCGCATGGTTCGCACCATTGCACAGAGTGCCAGGCAAGGACACGCCAGACAGCGGTGAGGGCGCACGCATCGTCTCAGAGGCTCTGCAGCACGGTGGTGTAGCCAACATCGACGTAGGTGGCCCAGGCGCAGCCGTGGTGGACACTACAAGGATGATCGTGCCCTACGAGAAGGTCATGGCAGTGAACTTCGGCGCAGGCACCAAGCGCAGAGACAGGTCGGGCCTGCTCAAGTTCATGAACATCCGCGCCTTCATGTACTGGAGTCTGAGGGAAGCACTCGATCCCGAGCACGGTGACAACCTGGCCTTGCCACCGGATCCCGAGTTGAAGGCTGACCTGTGTGCAGCCAGGTACGAGATCAGGATCTCGGGGATCAAGGTTGAAGACAAAGAAGAGCTAATGAAGCGGCTTCATCGTTCGCCTGATGCCGCCGACGCAGTTGTCCTTTGTGCCATGCCTAGCGGTGCTCCTGTCGCCTTCTATTGATGGGTGTGCTCAATGCGCGTTCAACAGTCCAACCCTTGTCGAGCCGCTTCCACACCGTGCCGATGTTGAGGCCGAGTAGCTCCGACCATTCAGACATCGAGCGGCTCTGACCGTTGAAGGTCAGCATGCGAGCGTTTCGGGAGTTGCGAGCCTGGACTGTCCGCGAAGACCAGCGGCAATTGCCCGGCTCATAGCCCAGATCGTTGTTGATGCGATCCAGCGTCGTGCCGACTGGACGGTTGCCCATATCGGCGTAGAAGTCCGCGAAGCTCTCACGCCAACGAGTGCAGACGGTGATGCCGCGACCACCGTAGCGGTGCCAGCCGATGTCAGCCGGGTTCGTACACCGCTGAATCATCTTCATCCAAGATCGGTACTCGGGGCTGGTGCTCATGCCGTGGACAAAGTGTGGCGATGTAGGACCGAACGGGTTGCGACTCACTGAGCTACAACCTCTAGATGGCTAGACACGTACGGCACCACAGCAATCGGTACGCCTAGGAAGCGTGGCGGCAGATCGGGATCAAGCACGCTTGCCTGCGGGTGCTGACGGCGAACATGCATCTGTAGCTCCTGCCACTCATCCTGGCCGAGAATGATCCAGGCAGGCCGGCGGAGTCGGTCCTTATACCCGCGCAGGGCATCGTTGACGCGGTCAACGATCATATTGTGTCCTTCCCCCGTTCAAGCGTGGCTCGAAGCTGTCGCATGGCGAGTCGCACAAGCTCGACATCATTGACTGGAACACCGTGCTGCTCCCAATCCCATAACCGCTGTCGAGTGATGCCAAGATGCGCGGCCAGCGCGGACTGCTTCATCCTTCGGTCTTCTCGCCAGGTAACCAGCAGCCCGCCGAGCGTTGTATTCCTCGTCATGTTAGGTATTCTAACCTCAGCCCGGTGATTTTGTAGCCTTTTCTAACCTTCGCGGTCCTTTCGTCGTTCCTGATAACCCCAATTGCGCCGACGGTCTGCCTCTGATTGGCGACCCTTACCCCAGCACTGGTAGCAGAGGGCTTCTGTCTCGATCATGTCAGGCTGACCGAAGACGCCGACCTGAGCCTGGTCTGGCCCGATCTTGATGTAGAGGCCAGTTCCGTCGCAGTGCTTGCAATGTGTCCAAGTGGTGGGGTCGCCGTTCTCAGCTACGAAGCGCTCGATCCCGCTGGTGATCTGCTGGCGGATCTGGGCCTTGCTCATGAAGGGTGATTGCCCCTTATCGAGCGGCTTGTTCCAGAAGCTCTCGATCATCGCCTTTGCCCAGTTCATGTAGCACTTCGGAACCTGCATCACTCAACCTCTAGAGCAATAGTAATTCAAGCGAGGATAGGAGTCAATACCCTTTCAAGGCGATTCCCGATTTTGCCGGCATGGAGGCCACTTGTGAAGTCGAGAGTAGGACTGGTCGCAGTTTTTGCGGTCAGCATCTTCGCCGTACTTGCCATCCCCGCACTGGCTGGTACTTGTACGGCTCAGATCCCAATGGGCGGTATCGCACCGCAGCGTCCGATCTGGTGTGAGGCACTTCAGCCCGGCACCGACACACATGACGAGGCTGCGAATGCCTGGACCGATGACTTCAACCACGGTCAGCAGTTCGCTCGTCTGAACCCTGCCTACGTCGAGGGCTTCTTCGGTGATGGTGACGCCAGGCACTTTCAGCACAACGATCACTGGATGCTCGACATCGAGTCAGACAACAGCTTTGGTGCGTTGATCGGTGCCTGGATGCGACCGAACCGCAAGTTCCAAACGCAGCCGAACGGCACGCTCGTTGTCGAGTTTGAGGTAGCTGGCCCGATAGCCGGCACACGTGACGTAGGTCAGTTGAGCGATAGCTGGCCCGAGATCGTGCTGAGCACAGCACCCAACCCGCCAGGCATGCAGTCATGGGGCAGTCATCTGCGGCGGAACGGCACGTACCTGTACGAGGCATTCCCTGGCTACTGGACGTTTGGCTGTCGCATGCAGCAATCGAAGCATCCGATCTGTGCGCTGTATCGCAACGACTTCGGCACTGCTGGAACCGATCCGTCTCGCGTCTGGGAAATCAACCAGAACGGCGGCGAGGTCACGTTTGAGCGCGGTGGCGGCCCGGGCGGTTTGAATCCCGCTGCCTGGAAGGGCTGCACGACGACGCAAGATCCCGACACGGCCTGTCGCAACAAGTTCAGGTGGGAGATCCGAGCAAACCACGTCAAGTTGTACGTGAACGGCCAGGAATTCTACGAAGCTGGCCTGATCGACACGAACATGAACAACATCCTCCAGAATCCTGGCGGGTTTTACGTGTTCAACGGTGACTTCGCCTACAGGATGACGCCAGGTCGAGCACTGAGGTTCCACTGGGATCATCTGGCAGTCAACCCCGAGCTACTCACCGCACCGGTCAACACGCCAACCCCGACTGTGACATCACAGCCAACCAGTACGGCCTTGCCGACGAGTACGCCGTCCAGCACTGTGACATCACAGCCAACGAGCACGTCACAGCCGACTGACACGCCACAACCAACGAGCACCGTGACAGCAGGGCCAACAGCCACGGATACGCCAACAGCCCTACCAACCAGTACACCTACGGCTACTAGCACGCCAGCATCGTCCTGCGAAGTGCTAGTGCGTATCGGTGGTGTCGAGCAGTGGCTCGCCAAACCGTCTGAGTTCTGCACCTAGGGGGGAACGCCGTCTTGGCTGAATGGAAGATCGGTCCAATCGCCAAAGCGGCGTGGAACGTCGTCACTGGCTCATACCTGGGTGAGCGGAAGTTCGCGCCTGCTGATCCCACGGTCCACTGGGAGTACGTCAACCATCTGGCTCTGACGGCAAACACCAGACCGTATGACAGCAACGACGGCAACAGCGCCGTGTTTGCCTGTCTGCGGGCCTTGAGTTATGCCAGCATCGAGGCACCGCTACAGGTCGTTCGTACCGTGGATGGTGACCCAGAGCCGCTGCCGAAGCATCCGTTGCAGCGATTCCTCGAAGAGCCGCATCCCGAGTTGGACATGGAAGAGCTACGCTTCTGGTCAGCTTGGGCCAGGCACTTGGATGGAAACGCGTACCTCGTCAAGGTCAGGGCTGGTGATTCGGTTCTAGGTCAGCCAGTCGAGTTGTGGCCGGTTAGTCCGCTACGAATGGAGCCGTTCACTGCTCGTGGCAGCAAAAACTTCATCGACTACTACACGTATGACGCGGGCGACGGCAATGGGCTGCAGCGCATCCCAGTCGAGAACGTTATCCAGTTCAAGATTGGCGTTGACCCGCTGGATCCGCGCAAGGGCATCAGCCCGCTCAAGGCATTGCTGCGGGAGATTGCGACAGATGCTGAGGCGTCAAAGTTCAGTAGTGCGCTGCTGGCGAACTTTGGTATTCCAGGCGTGGTTATCAAGCTGCCAGTTGAAGCCCAGCTATCGCCACAGCAGATCAGTGACCTGAAAGAAGGAACGCGCCGTGAGTTCGGCAACGAGCAGCGGGGCAAGGTTGGCGTCATCACTGGCGGCGCAGACATGGAGCAGTTTGGCTTCAGTCCGGAGCAACTGAACCTAAAGAGCCTGCACGATTTCCCCGAGACTCGTATCGCGGCTGTGATGGGCGTCGATCCGCTAGTTGCCAGGTTGGGTGTCGGACTGGAGCAGACCAGCAACTACGCCTCTGCAAGACAGGTCCGTGAGCAGTTCATCGAGCTAACGATCAAGCCGCAGTGGACAATGGACGGCAAGAAGTGGACAAGGAAGCTCGCTCGGGATTTCACCGATGACCGCACGATCAGCATCATCCACGATTTACGTCAGGTTGCTGCGCTGCAAGAGGACGAGAACGCCAAGCATAAGCGTGTTGATGAGGACTTCAAGGCAGGCGTGATCAGCCGAGAAGAGGCGCGTACTGCCCTTGGCTATGATCCCGAGATGGCAACCGGCGACGTGGTGTACACGCCAACGAACGTGACATACGTCGAGGTTGGCAAGGAGCTAACCGATCCGGAAGCTGAGCGAGAACTGGATCGAGAAGCTCAGGCCGAGCGCATGGACGCGCTGAACAACAGTCAGCCGGCGGGGGCGTTGCCCGCCGGCGGCAACAAGGCGTTTGGCACAGACGACTACAGCGAGTTCATCCAGGCTGTAGTGGATGCAGCCGCACCGAACTTTGCTGATGATCTAGAGAAGCTCCAGAGCAGCCAGAAGCGCAGGGTTCAGCGAGCGTTAGTCGGGACTACGAACGGTAGTGTTTGACGACGATCTGGAGCTAGAGCTACTGACCGGTCTGTACATCCTTTGGTACGGTGCGGTTCTTCGAGCCGTGCATACCGTGGCAATCCGGGTCATGAGTCTTCAGCCGGTGCCGCTCAGTGACGTAGCAGTTCGTCAGATGGTACTCAAGGCTCAGGCTTCGTCGGTCGTGGTTCATGAGACAACCAAGAAGATGATTGCTCAGCGAATCGCTGACGGTGCAGCTAGAGGGCTGACGCCTAAGCAGATTGCCTATGGCACGCCGGACTTCCCTGGGATCGCTGGATTGTTCGACGTGACGTGGAAGGGCAGGCCGCTCACGGTTGCCCAGACGGAGCTACAGCGCGCCCAGCTAGAGGCTACGGTAGAGCGCTTCCAGAACCTGGGGCGAGGCAGGGTCACCGGCTGGCTGGCGTCTGACGGCGACTACGACGCAAACTGTGCGGCTCGGAACGGCAGGACGTATCCGACCAACAGTCCGCCACAGCTTCTGCATCCAAACTGCCGCCTCACGGTCAGGCCGCTAATCCGTCTGTAAACCGGTTCTCAACCGGTTCTCAACCGGTTCGTCAGAATCTGCGGGCGTGCTTCGCCTAGCGATCCTGCTGTTCTTCCTCACGTCCTGCGCGCCTGCGGCGGCTCAGGCACCGGTTGTCGCATCGGGTTCGGGCAATGGCAACACCGCGCCGTTTGCGCTCAGTGGCGGCAACTACAAGGTTGACTGGACGCTAGCTGACAATCGTGCGACGAGCATCCTGGGCTGCAACCACGGCACCCGATTAGTCAGCACAACCGAGCAGCGCAGCTACCAACTCGGCACCGGCACCGTGGCTCAAGGCGAAAAGACAGCGAGTGGTACGACCTACGCCTACGGCGTGAGCGCAGGCACGTACTACCTGGCAGTGATGGCGCGATCCGACTGCGACTGGTCGTTCACGCTCACCCCTCAGTAAGCTCCCGCTGCCAGATCGAGATAGCGTGCTTCCGTGAGCAAGCGGCTCGCCAGCCGATCATGGTCGATTCGCCATAGCGCTGATAACCCCAAACGTTCCGATTCGGCACGATCCAACCGCCGGGTTTGAGGTTCTCACAGCCCGGCTCGGCGCACCACCGCATATGGCCCCACAGCGTCGGGCGAGCCATCCGGATCAGCGTATCGCCGTTCGGATAGGTTGTCTCGTAGAGCCTGCTCATCTGCGCTTCAGTCCTTCACTTTCGAGTTCTGCGCGTTCAGTGCGGTAGTGGTCGATCAGTCGCTGTGCGTATCCCATGCGTCGGTCGCAGGCTTCCAGTCCGCGCCACAACAACTCGCGCTCTGCCTCTTCGAGCGATGCTTC